CCCTGGTGAGGCGGGCGGCTGGTCGCCGAAGCAGGCGCTCACGATCGCCCAGGCCACGCAGCGCGTGATGGACGAGCTCAAGCGCTTTGGTGTGCCCGACTGGAACATCATCATCTCGACGAACCTGGATCATCTGGATGGCCATCTGCGCAAGGAGGGTGCCATGTCCCGTCGCGGAAAGCGCAGGCGGCTTGTCCCGAAGATCGGCATCATTGAGGAAGCGGTGCGCCGCAAACTCGCGAAACATGATCGCTGACCTGCCGCATCTGCAAAAACTCTCGGGCCTGAAGCGCCGGTCGGACATCCGCCGGTGGTTGCGATCCAACGGGGTCGCCTTCATGGTCCAGCCTTCCGGCGACCCGGTAACTACGCTGGACGCCATCAACCGGGCGATGTACGGTACAACGAAATTCGACAAGCCGGACTTCACGCCGCCCCCATGCTCCCGCCCAAAGTCCACGAAAGGCACGGCCGGTACTTCTACGTCCATCAGAACAAATGGCACCCGCTCTCCCGGGTAGATGACGGGGCGACCGCCCTCTATACCGCCCTCCAGGCTTGGACCTCTGATCGGCCGGCGACCTACGGTCAACTGATGATGCTCTACATCGCCCGCGCGCTCCCCGAGCTGCGGCCCGCGACCCAGCCTGAGTACCTGCGCATCATCAATGCCCGCCTGCAGCATCATTTCGGACATGTCATCCTCAACGCGCTCGAGCCCATGCATATCGCCCAATACTTGGAAATGCGCAAAATCGACGGGGCGGCAATAGGCGGAAATCGGGAGCGGGCCGTACTGGGGTCGGTGATCTCTTGGGGGATGCGATTTGGCTGGTGCGCGTCAAACGCGTGCCATGGTGTAAAACGCAATAGGGAGGCGCCTAGCAGGCGCTACGTCACGGACGCAGAACTGAAGGGGGTCATAGACCGCGCCCCAGCAGCGCTGCAGGATTTGCTCGCGGTGGCGTTCCTGACCGGCCTTCGGCAAGGGGATCTGCGGGAGTTGAAGCGCGACAACATTACGGCCAATGGAATCGAGCTGCGGCAATCGAAGGATGGGAAGCTGCGCGTCATATCATGGTCGCCTGCCCTGCGGTTCTTCGTGGAGCGCGCCATGGCGCGGTCAGAGTGCGATCATGTGTTCGTCGGTGCGTCTGGGCGACCCTATACCATGGACGGCCTGCAGCTCGCGATGAAGCGCCTAGCCCCCGGGTTCCGCTTTCGCGATCTGCGGCCGAAAGCGGCGAGCGACGCTGAACACAATGTGCTCGGTCACGATGCCCAAATGCTCACCCGGTACGTGAGGGCCCAACATATCAAACCCGTACGGTGACTTAGACGATTTCGAGCGTAAGCAACTGAAATAAATAAAGGTAGTGAAGGACTGTTAATCCGTTGGTCGGGAGTTCGAATCTCTCCCGGGGAGCCAAAATCAAGCACTTAGAGCGGTAGCCGATTCGAAACGTCTAAGCGTCTAAGGGGTCTCTTAGACGGCCAAGGGATGACAACTCACGGCGCCGCCTCGATCATCGCCCTCATCTGGGCGGCGTCTGCGGCGCAGGCGGTGAGGAGTTCCCCAAGAGCCTGTTCAACTCGGCTTGGGCCGACGGCGACCGGGGCGGGTGTTTGAGTTCCGCCGGCCACGGGGTCGGCGGCGGGCACGGGATCACGGCAGGCGCTCGCGGCGTAGACGAGCACGCGGTGAGCCACAACGGGAGCGAGAGGATCAGGGGGAGCATTCTCATAGTCGGAAACCACCTTGCTGAGCTTTGCGATTTGGGCGTCGCTGGCCGCACGCTGGGCGAGGAGTGCCGCAGTAGCGGTCTCGGCCATCGCCGCGTGGTCGGCCTCTAATGCGGCCCTGGGGCCATTACCGCCCGCGTGATAGGCCCAGGCGAGCACCCCGGCGATCAGCGCCCACTTGACGTAGGTGACGTAGGGCATCACTTCGAATCGCCCGGCCACGTCCTGTTGCGGCCGAGCCGCTCCCACAATCGTTGCCACCAGACGAGGATGCTATGCGAGGACTTGGCGATGGAGAGCTGCTCATCGTGCTGGGCGGACTGCTGCTGGCGCAGGCCCTCGATGGATTTGAGCACCTCATCGGTACGGTCTTTGTCGGTCATGACGTTCTAAATATCCTTACGATCATCCAGCCCATAGCCGTGAGCATCAGCGAGCCCAGCCCGCAGAACGCCGCGCGAATCCCCCACTTCACCCAATCGACCGTCTCGGCTTCGAGCTTTTCCTTGACGATGAGCCAGACGCCGGTGCCGGTGAGCCGGTCGCGCTCGGCGTCCTCAAGGAGTTTGATGCGCTTGTCCTGGGCGTCGCGCGACTCGCCGAGCTCGTACACCTCCTGCCTGAGGTCGTCGATATAGCCGAAGGGGTCCTGGCTGCGGTCAGCTTTGGCCACGATTTTGCCGGTCATGCCGAAGCGGCTCATACGGCGCTGAACGTATTGTAAAGGCCGATGAGGAACGTGATCATGCCGGCGATCCCGAGGAGGATGCCGTGCCACTTGACCGGGATCACATGCCCATACTGCGCGAGCGTCGATTGGATGGCGGCACCTACGCCCATGAGGATGCCGGCGAGCTTGGTGCGGTGGGACCACAGCCATTGCAGGCGGGTCATGCGAACATACCCCCGGCGTCACTGTAGGCGCGGGCGAGCTCGGCGAAGGAGCGCTGCGGCTGGCCGGCGGTGTTGCCGGGGAAGCTCGCCCAGAGGTGCGCGCAGAGCGGCACCGCGCGGCCAAAGTCCCCGGCATTGATGAAGTCGAGCGCGCCCACTTCCTTGAGCAACTGCACGGCGCAGTCGTCCTGCGAGCCTGGGGTGAAATCCGGCACCCGTAGGATGTCCTGTAGCCGCTCAAAGGTGCCCCAGGTGAGCTGGTAGCGGCCGGCCGCGGTCGACACGCAGCCGGGGTGCAGGCCGGCGCCGGCGCACTGCGCGTCGGTGAGCTTCTCGCCCGCCCATTCCCGCGTGCCGTTGGGGCGGAGCTGATGCGGGTGATAGGTCATATCCTGAATCACATGCCGCTTCGCGTAGCACACGCGATACGGATCGACGGGGTTCCCGGCGGCATCGAGGACTCCATTGACGCCCTCGCCGTGCGCGATGGTCGAGAGGAACGCGGCGACGTTGGGAGTCATCTGATCGAGATCCCGTGACCGCCGACCATGTTCAAGAGCCACAGCAGCAGCAACACGCCGACGATCACGTAGATCACCACCTTGACGATCTGCGGGATACCGGGGATCTGCCCGATGCCCCACAGGATGAGACCGACGATGCAGAGCGCGATGAACAGTGTGAACAGCGTTGAAATGGTGAGCATGCAAATCCCCTTTATGGTTTGAAGCGGTAGCCGACGGTGAGAAAATTGCGCCCGTATTCGCGGTCACACGTGCCGGCCGATGAGAATGCCCACGCAGAAGCAGATCGCCGCGAACAGGTAGCAGCAATAGGTTCTGACGAAGGCGACGAATTTCGCCTCCTCAGCCTTGGCCTGCGCCTCGATCTTTTCCAGCTCCGGATGATCCATTGATGTCTCCTAGGGTTGGTAATCGCGGTCAAGCGCCTCAAAGGCGGCGCCGACGACTTGGGTCACGTACAGCTTGCCGATCCGCGCCTTGATGTCGGCGAGCTCCTCGGCGGTAAAGTCCTGAATGCCGCCGCGGGCGACCTTACGCGCGAGGGCGTAATGCTTGAGCTTCACATCCACTCCCATGGCCTGATCGTCGGCATGGACCTGGGTAAGCGCATTGAAGGCGACGGCTTCCAAGGTGGCGGGCGGGTCGAACGGCTCGCCCTTGAGCGTGAGCAGTTCTTGGGACAGGTCGCGCTTCATCAGCCGAACACCGGGATATAGCCATTGGCACCATCCACGATCACCGGTATCCATGTCGTGGTATTGGTGTTGCCGCCCGGCTTGTTGGCGATGAGCGTGCCCGCGCCGGCACCGGTATTGGCGGTCGTGTTGACGGTGATCGCTGCCTGTCCCGCAGCGCGGCCGGTGAGCCTCAATGCTTGCCCCGAGTTACTCGATACCAAGTCGGCGGCAAATCCCGCGACCCCTGGCGCTCCGATGGACGTCAGTGTGTTGCCCGCGCTCGGCGCCGCAATCGTCACTGCGCCGCCTGCAGCGATGGTCAGCGCCGTGACTCCATTGGTAGCGAAACTCAACGTGGAATTTGCCAGATTGTTGATGGTGGCGGCCCCGGAACTGCCCTGCACGAGCGCCAGGCAGGAGGTGCCGATGGTTTGTCCCGCGCCCACGATCTGCAGGTACGTATTGCCGTTCGACAAAAGCGCGAGCGTGGGCGTGCCGATCGCGCCCGTGCCGGTGAGCGAGAGCGACCCAAAGCTGATGGAGCCGCTGATCCCGGTGGCGTCCGCGACGCTGAAGGTCAATTTCGGCGAATTCGCGCCCCCGGCGCGCGCGATCGAAAACACGGCCCCGTCGCTCGCCCGATTGAGCGCGAGCACCTGGGCCGCCGACAGCCCCCAGGTCATGGCGGCGTTGGGCGCCGAAAGGCCGTCCTTGGTCAGGCAGTTGTTGAGGCCGCCGGCGAAATCATTGTCCTCGGTGTCGAACTTGGACGAGGAGATCGGCAGATTGTTGGCGGCATCGGCCGCCCAGGAGGCGTAACCGCGCGAATAGACACCCGCAGACCAGGGCATAGTCGAATCTCCTCAAGTGGGTCTAAAATGCGAGCGCGGCACATTGCCGTGCTGAGAAAACCTCATGCTTTCAGAAACTGTATTGGCGCCCGCCGCTGCCGTCGTCGGCATTGGGCTGATCAAGCTACTGGCCGCCGGGATCTCGCAGCTGATTGATGCCGGTCGCCGCCGCTGGCGCAGCTCCCACCGAAAGCAACTTAGATAACCGTCGCTGGATCGCGGGCGATAGCCCTACCTCGGGCGCGGGCGCTTTGGCTTTCAAAGCGCTTGCCAATTGCCCGGCATACCCTGAACGCGCGGCGACCTTCTCCGCCCCTTCCGGTATCAACATTTCGGAGAATGGCAGCGTGCGGGCTTTCTGCATGAGCGAGAGTAGCGTGGGCGCGGTGTTCGAGTAATTGACCGAGGAATACGGCGGCTCATAGGTCGCATCGGTTGCGGCACGCGCGAGGCTCTGCAGCTTGCCGTGAGCATCGGGGCCTAGCACCATGCTCAGCTTGTTCGGCCCGATCGCGTCCATGGCCTTTTTGAGAGCGGCCCCGCTGAATTGGCCGTTGTCCTTGATCGCCGCGTCCTGCAGGTGCTCCATGACGCCGCCGCGAATCGCGTTCATGGTGCTCTGTTGCTTGTCGGGCGCCATTTTTCCGACTGTTTGCAGCAGCGACGCCACATCCATTTCTGGCGCAGAAATGATCTGCGAACGGATGAATGTTTGCGCGGATTTTCCCTGGCTCAATTCGCCGATGTTATTCAACGCTTTTTGCGTTGCCGGGTTGTAAAGGTCGGCAAAGCGCTGCGCAGCGACCTGTCGCGCGCCACCGAATGCATTCTCGCCGGTTCCCGTCAACACATCCGCGTCGGTCGCCTTGATGAACATATCGGCAATGCGATCGGTCTTTGGATCGCCGCTTTTCAAGGTCTGCACGAACTTGCGAAATTCTTCGGCACCGCTGACCGTCATCGTTTTCGGGGTGAGATTGCCCTCGTCATCGATCATGCCAATGCGTTTTAATCGCTTCGTGACGCTGTCGATGATCGGTTGCGCGTAGGCATTGTCGGCAACATCCGGGTTTTTAAGCGTCGAGTAGACATTCCGGGCATCGGAAGCGAGATCCTCACCATGCGCGTCCCTCACGCTGTCGTAGGCCGCCTTCACCTCTTTTTGCGAGGCCTTCGCAAAATCATCCAAGTTGCTGATGGCCGTCATGCCGCGACCTTCCTGGGTGGCGGCTCCATAGGGCTTCGCCAATTCGGCCGCCTTCGCGGTGAGCGCCGCGTCATTTCCCTGATAGACGCGAGTGAGCTGCTGCCCGGTGGCCGAGAGCCCCGTATCCGGTGAGCCGGCGAGTTTCTGTAGGTTGCGCTCGATGCTCCACTGCGCCGGGTCGCGCGTGACCATGGAACTGGTGGGCGTCAGTCCATTGGCGAGCAGGTTGGCCTTGCGCGCGAGCGCCGCCGCATCCAAGGTGCCGGTGGAACGGACCTGCGCTTGGCCTTCCTTGATAAGCGCCGGCTGCGCCTCCGCCGGAGCGGTGGCAATTTCCGGCACTTCGTTGAGCACGTTGAGCGGATTGTCCTGCGCATTCCAGCGCGCGGAGATCCCACGCAGCCGGCCGGGTATTCCACTCAGCGCGCCCACCAGCTTGTCCGTGACAGCGCCCGCAACTGGCGCGACGACGGCACCGGTGCCCGTTCCCACGGCCGTATTTTTGGCGCGATCCCACATCGAACCGGTCGAGGTCGGCTGCGCCGCGGCATCGATGCCGCCTTGCACGGCACCTGCCCCGATGCGTCCCATCACGCCCGCAGCGCCGGCACCTGGAATAAGCGCCAACGGTGCCGCGATGCCCGCTCCTCCCGCCAGGCTCGCCCAGTCGATACCCGCGTTCGGTCCGCGGCCTTTCTGGTAGTCGGATTCCTGGCTGTTGAGACTGCCGGTGTAGTCCTTCAAATCCGCAGCGGAACGATCACTTGGGGCGATCGCGTTTTTCAGTTCGAGAAACGCCTGATGGATGCCCTGCACGGTGCGATCGGCGCCATGCCCGACGCGCTCAAACGCTGTGGGCGCATCGGGCTGCGTGGGCTGCGGGATCGTGTAATTGCCATACGGACCGTGGTACGTCGTGCCCGGCGCGCCGACAGTCGAGTTATCGACGTCTGCCTGAGGCGCCTGAAATTGCGTCCAAGGGCCATTGGCAACCGGCGCGGCGAACTGTTCCCACGGGCCGGCCATTTACTGTACCTGCTGCCAACTGCGCGGATCGCCGGGCGGCCCGCCGAGGTACTTGTGCCCCTGCATGATGGTGCCAACGGGCGGCGCCGGTTTCGCCGCCGCGGCTTCCATATCGGCGCGCGTGCGAATGGGGATCTTCTCGACGGGTGAGGAATTCAGGCCGCCGGCGGCGACCTTTGCGCGCGTCTGCGCGTTGTAGTAGGCGGGAAAATCGATCGAGTAGCGGCCGGGGTCATTCTTCGGGTCTTTCGTGAATTGCTGCCACATCGCCTGTTTATCGAGCGTCTGGTCAAAGCCCTTGCCCATGAAATCCATCGCTTTCTTGATGCCGCCGGGCGTCATCATCCAATTGGGGTTGTTGGCGAGGTAGACCTTGAATTCCTGCTGCGTCACCTTGTTGGTCATTTGCTTGGCGGCTTCGGCGGCGAGATTCGCCGTTCCTTTCTGGAACGCCTCCGTGTCGCCCACGTTCATGTTCGTGAACTTTTCGACCTTCTCAGCCGGCACGCCCATGGCCTGAGCCACGCTGCCGATCGCCGAGAGCACGGGCGCGCCCTTCCCTGGATTGAACCCTTGAAGCAGGTTTCCCATCTCGGAGAGCGTGCGCTTGCCCTGGATCGCGTTCTCGGCATCCGCATTGATCTGCTCGTTGTAGGCCGCGCCCTGCTTGCCGAATTCAGCCTGCGAGGTCGCGCCCGCGGTCGTCTGCAAACCGCCCCCGCCAGAGGCGCCGGTCGCCGATATCCCCGCGCCAACGCCTCGCAGCGCAGGCGGCGTGGTGTACTCAAACGATGGGCGCCCCTGGGCGTCCTTGACCTCATGCGGAGTCTGCGATTGCGTCGCTGCTGTAGTCGCGGCTTGCAACGCCGCTTCATTGCCCTGTAGCCCGGGAATCAGGTTTGGCGTCACGTTACCCGAGGGATCCAACCCGAGCGTAGCCGTACTGCCGGGGACGACCGCGCCGCGCAGCGCATCGGAGAGTGTCGCAACTTTGCGCTGCTGCGGCGTCAGACCCATATAGGCGTCGTTTTTCATCATGTCGGTACGCGCGAATTGCGGCGCCACGAACGACTTCATGAACTCGACCGGCCCCATTGCGGCCATCACGGCATTCGCGGTGCCGCGTCCCATGCCATTCGGGATCGGGATCAGCGGATTGCTCGGCGGCGAAACCGCACCCGGCTGCTGCACATTGCCCGAGGTGACGGCTTGGGCGGCGTCCTGCGCGGCTGGCGGTGCGTCGGGCGAGACGATGCCGGCGCCCGGGCCCGTCGAGGGCTGCGGCTGACCGCCGCCGAACAGGCCCATCATGTAATTGCGCTGGGAGTCGAGCGCGCTGTTGTTTGCCTTGCCCGCCATCAATGCGGTGGCGAGCGATGCCACCGTCCCAAGCGCCCCGCGCTTCGGCACCTGGCGCATTGAGTTCCACTCGGGCGGCGACTGGTTCGACTGCTGGAATGCGCCCATGAGCATCTGCGCGAGCTGCTGCTTGCGCTGGACGTCGAGCCACGCCGGGGCCTGACCCGGGTCGAGATAGGGGAACGGCGTAGCGTCAGACATTTTGCATGCCCGGTGTCGGGTTGGGCGGCGTCATCGGGTTCATTTGCTGCAGCGCCGGGTTCGCCTGCGCGATCGGCTGCGGCCGGGGTTGCTGCGGCGTCTGACGCAGAGCACTGATGAGCATTGCCTTACGGGCGAGATCGGCGCCCGCCTGGAGCGGGCTTACCTGGGGCACCATGCCGCCCATCGCGGGCTGCTGCTGGCCGCCGCCGCTCATCGCCTGCGCTAAGATTTGCTGCATCATTCCGGGGTCCATGCTCATATCAAATCCTCGGTGGTCATCAGGGGCACGCCGGCAGCGCGCACCGCGGCGCGCATCTCAGTGAGTGCTGCCGCAACGATTTCGTATTTATCGGGGTGTCTGTTTTTCAGGTATTGCAACTGATCAAGTTTGGCATCGAGGTAAGCCGTGCAGCACCAGCAATCAAGGGACTTCTGCGTGTGCGCGTAATGCGCGGGAATCTTGACCCCCTGCTCGGTCAAATAGTCGGATACCTGCTGCTCGCTCCAATTCTCCAACGGAAATTCGTAGGTGATGCCATCAACGATCTGGCCGCTTCGCATCGGTGACTTGTAATCTTCCGAAAGCCGCTGCCCCCGGTAAATTTTGGTCACGCCCAATTCATGCATCTTGCGTTGCATCGGAAACCAGAAGCTATTTGAGCAGCAGTCGAACCATGTCTGCATCATGATCCCGGTCTCACCAGTCGATTGCTTGCCCCAGTACGCGTTTCTCACTGGCAGGACATCGGTAGGCCACCCGTGATTCTTGATGTTCGTCAGAACATCAGCACGCACCTCAAGGAAATTCGGCACCACTGCCTTGATCGCCTCCATCTGCGCGACGGTCTCGGGAAACGGCGCGCCCGGGTTCATCCACACGACGGTAATTTCAGGCCACCGCGGACGCAGCAAATACAGACACGCAAGTGAATCCCTGCCGCCGCCAAAGTGGAGCGCCTCCATCAGAAATATATCGCCGCCGCGAGCGCGAGGGAGCCGACGGTACCGGTGTTCGCGTTATTGGTCGCCACGTTCGCGTTGTAGCCGGCGAGCTGGCCCTGGTACTGCTGGCCGAACGCGCCCGAGATATCCGGCGTCGCCGCATTGACCTGCGCGGACGGATTGCCCTGCAGCGCCTCATACTCGGAGATCGGCGCGCTGCGGGTCGACAGCTGATCCTGCAGGCTCTGAGATCCCAGCCCAAACAGCCGCGACTGCTCCGCGCCGCCGCCGGTAATCGCCGAGTTGATGGTCTGATTGTTGGTGAACGTATTCTGCCGGTTCTCTTGGTCGAGCGCCGTCTGCCACGCCTGGGAGCCCGGCGTCGCCCCTTCATTGGCGAGCTGCGAGAGCAACTGTTCATGCGCCTGGGCCTGCTGCGGCTGGATATACGCTTCCTGCTCGTTGTAGAGCGCGTTTCGCGTCGTGTTGAGGTCGGCCGTGGTCGACGGACCGCCGGGCATCCCGGCGATCCCCGACGTATTGATCGGGCTCGACAGCATCTGATTTGCCCAAGGGGTGAGCGAGGTCGTCTGCGTGTACTTGGGCGCGCCCGTCCCGCCGCCGAGTCCCATCGTGCCGGTGCTCGTCGCGGGCGCCCCGCCGCCCAAGCCGAAACCGCCGCCGCCGCCGCCGCCGAGGTATCCGGTGCGCGGCGTCACGGTGCCGCTGTTCGTCCCAGGGATGCCCCCGGCGCCACTGCCGTCGTAACCCGTCACGCTCCACGTATTCGACCCCAACGGGTTCGATGAGTTCGTGCGATTAAGCGCGGCGTTGTAATTGGCGCTGCCGGTGTCGAGGCCATACTGCGCTGCGGCCTGGGTGTAGGGATCGACGGGTTGAGGCGAAGATCCCGAATCCTTGCACGCGGCGACGGGTCCGCGGTACTCGTACGAGTCCTCCTCGAGGATGTTCCCATCCCAATCGAGCACCGCGCGCGTGATGATTTTCATTGGATGAACCTGCATTCCCGTTTAAGCATACCCATGACGATCACATCCTCGCCGTTGACTGCCGACTCGCGCAGCCGCCCTTCCTGCTGAAAGCCCATCTTCGTGCAGAGCCTAAGCGACCTGACATTGCTTTCCTCGATCGCACACGTAATGTGGCGCACGCCCCAGGCGATGAAAGGGTTGTAGAAAATCGCGTACAAAAACCGGCGATTCATGCGCCCCTCGACCGCGATCGTGGCAAACACGTTGCCCGGGCTGTAGTTCGTATAGACCACCGCTGCCCGGAGCATCCCGCCCACCTCGAGGCCGATCGCCTTAGGGTCCGAGCCCCAGCCGGCGAAGTGCTCGATGCGCGCCTCGCACCAATCGGCGACCCTCTCGTGATCGTCGACGATCAGCCTAGAGCGGGCCGCCGGGCTCGAACATGTAGTCGATGCTCTGCCATTGGACCGAGACGCCGTAGATCTGGAAGGTGAGTCGCCCGCAGGCCGCATATCCGATCCCCGAGACTCCGAGCCAATTGTTCTGCGACAGCACGCTCGTCCAGGGGCCGGTGTCCCAATTCGAGACGTTCCACTGCGCCGTCGTGCCGGTGTTGAAAAATGGCGTCACGTTGCTGACGTCGTTAAAATCCACATTCAGCGTGATCGGGAGCACCCCAATGACCGCGCTCGATACGAAATTCGGCCGCGCCATCAAGAAGCGCTTTTGCGTCATTGAGTCGAAATAGGAGAACGCGGGCTTGGCGTCGACGAGAATTGCAGCCCCGCCGGCATCGGTCGTGCCGACGTCCGCGAGATAGAGGGTCCCTCCATTGCCGCCGTAGTACAGGCTGTCCTGCTGTACCTCCCAGCAATTCGCGTTCCAGTTGCGAAAGCGGCACCACGCATTCGAGGTGCTGACGGTGTTCATCACCCACTGGTGCGACGTCGTGTTCGTCACTTCCGGCACATTCAGGATCAGCTTATTGCCGAGCGGATGCTCGATGCACTGCCAGCCGAAATTGCTGCCGTAGCTTGCCGCGTCATTGTTGATCGCGTTGATGATCTTGTTGGTGAGGAGTGCGTCGGGCTGCGTGCGATCGGTCAGGAGCTCCTTCGACAGCGGCGCGAGACCGTCCGTGCAGATCACCAGCACATCAGAGCCGAACTTGGTGATGCAGCGCCGGCCAATTGGGCGCCCGACCCGGAACACCCCGACCAAGGACCAGGTGCTGATCGAACTGGGGTCGTAGCCCTGATAGACCGCGACCTCACCTTCGGAGGTGATGAAGGCCGCGTAGTCGTTGATGCCTGAGACGTTGTCGATCGTCCACGTCGCCATCTGCATGAGATACCCGCCCATCTTGAAGATGGCGCCCAAGGGCAGCACGGTAAGCGCGCCCTGGAACGCGGTCACGGCCGAGTACCAGACGTTCATCGTGTTGTTTTCGATGTACCAGCAACGCTGTTTAAATACCGTCACGGTGATCAGATTCGAGGCCGTGAGGCTGGTGCCCGAGATCGTCGTCGTCGCCCAGGTCGTGCCGTTGTACCAGAGCGGCGCATCGGCGCCGTTGACGGCCACCAGCACGTTGCCGCCGCCGGCGTTGAACATGGCCGTCTGCCAGCGCGAATTCGTGAGGCCCGTAATCAGTGCCGCGCCGACCGCGCCCGCGGCCGTGGTGTCGTAGATTTTACCGCCGGCCCAGGAGAACAGCTTGCGGGTCGTAAAGCCGTTGTACGCCGCCACCGTCTCGACCGGGTTCGTCATGCCGGTGGCCCAGGCCTGGGAGCCATTCCTAACCGCGACGCAGGACGGAGTGGGGAACCAATTGTCGAGCACGATCGCATCGGTTTCTGGCATATGCGCGAGCGCATCGCGCGCATTCACGCCGCCGGTGGGCGCCATGACCGACTTGATGACGGCCGACTGCCGCCGCGTCTGCGGCGAGGCGCGGCGTGCGAGGCCGATCGCCATCAGTGGCCCCAGTTCCCGCTCGGAACCCAAACCCCAGGTTGAATGTTCCCTTGCGGCCCCGAGAGGTTCAGCGTGGGCTTGCTGGCATCGCGGCTCATCAGGTCCGCGATCGCCCCCTCGGCTTTATCGTAGTCCTCGCTGTAATCGAGGCCCTTCGTCTGCTTGTACCGCCAGACGGTGTCGAGCAGGATCACCCGCTCCGAGAGCAGCGACATATCGGTGTCGGTCGCGAAGGCCTTCTGCGCGCCAACGGTCGGGGCTGCGGCGGTCGAGGCCCAATAGTTACTCGTCCACTCGAAGTAGATGTTATCGCCGGCCGCGGGCACCGGGATGAACAGCACCTGGTTGCCGCGGATGCGGTACTGCGACCAGGGGCCGTTGACGAACTGGGCCTTCAACTGCTGCCACTCGGCCGGCACCTTGGGGCCGAATACCGGGCGCTTCGTCGAGCGGTCCCACATCGTTTCGTTCACGATGCTCACGAAATCGGGACCTGTCAGCGTCGCGAGGGCGCCCTGCGATTCGGTCGCCACTGTGACGAAGGTCGCCTCCTTGGTGAGCGCCTGCCAGGGGAAGCGGTGCGCGAGCTCCTGGCCGGACTCATTCGCAAAGTAGACGATCTGCTGGATATTCTGGTCAGGCGATGTGATGGCAGCCGCGGGCGCGGTCAGGCCCACCTTGATCGCGACAGACTGAACCAGATCCAGCAGCGCCATTTAAGCGGCCTCATCCTTGCGCGGCCGGCCGCGGCGCGCGGGCTCGGGATCGCCCTCGATCAGCCGCGCCTCGACGCGCTGCAGGCGCTCCGTCAGCCGGTCGATGGTCTCCTGCTGCGTCGAAATCTTGATGTTGGCGTCCGCGAGCGCTTTCGCGTTCGTGCCCTTGTCCTTCGCCTCGTTGATCCAGCCGCGCGCCATGTCGCGCAGGTACCGGCCATCCAGGCCAATCATCGATAGGGTCGTATCGGGGAATGCGGCGAGATCCTCGACCGTGGTGATGCCGGCGGCAATGAGGCGCGTCGATTGCTGGCGGGTCGCCATGGCCCAGGTCTTGATCGGAGTGCCCTCGCGCGGCAGCTCGTGACCCTTGAGCCATTCGGAGTATTGCAGCTCGAAGTGGTTCTTCCACTCGATCGGGTATTCGCCGCGCAGCGCCTTTTCCTTGATCTGCTTGAGCCACTCCTCCACCGGCTTCTCGTGCTCATCCTTCGAGCCCGCGGAGGTGATGCACGCCATGATCACCATCTTCGGCACCGGGCGGCCTGCGGCTTCGGTGGCGGCAGGATCGATGCCCATCTCGCGTTCCTCGAACCGCACGAACGGCGGTCGCTTGTCGTATATCGAAATCATTTAGGGTTCTCCTAAGTGGAAAAAAGTGGGGGCCATAGGCGCCCCCGAGTGGGAGCCGCGGGGAGGCAGCGGCTAGGGATCAAGCGGACTGCGAAGCGATGTAAATCAGCGGCGTGATGCAATACACCTCGACGTACGGGGTCGCGGTTGCGACGCTGTACCCGGCGTTGGTGGCCAGGCTGTTGATGATGGCGCCCGTCGGCGGATACACCAGGAGCGCATTCGCGCCCTTGTTGTAGACGTTCAGCGAGTCGCCGGGGTTCATCGGCGGGAGGATGACTCCCGTCGAGGCCGCCACTGTGGTCACGTAGTTGATGTCGGCCGGCAACGGCAACGCGGCGCCCTGCGTGCTTCCGGTCGCCGTCAACCCATTCGCAACCGAGCCCTGCACCGCCTGCGATTGCACCGCAGAGATCCCGGTCACCACCATTCGTTGTTGAAGAGGCATGGTGAATCTCCTTTAAGTGATGCGGCCTTGCGCGAACGGCCGGGACGACTGCACGACGTTGTAATAATTCGTGCCATCGTTGTACGTCGCCGTCACCGACACGCCGCCCGTCGCCGTCGCATTGAGCGCTGCGCCCGCAACACCGGGGCCGGTCGACATGTACACGCGCCGGCCATCCGGATCGATGTTCTGCACCACCGCGTTCGCCGGGATGCCGGTGCCCGAGAGGGCGCAGCCGACGAATACCCCGTCGATCGTGTTGTTACCGGTGAACTGGATGATGTTCGAGCCGGTCTGCACGAAGGCGTTCGCCTTCACGACGGTCGTCGTCGCCGGCAGCACGCTCACCATGTTCTCGATCTCCTTGCCCGCCGAGGTCGCGCCCACGGTTCCGGCACCGGTGATGCCGACCGCGGCATCGGCCGCGACAGAGGCCGTCGAGAGTATCGGGCGCAGGCCCGAGACCACGACCCAGCCGTACTGGCCGGCCGCCATCTGCTGAATCGCCTGGCCGACGGGCCGCGCCTGGTTCGCCGTATTGGCGACCGCGGAGGCCACGAAGCCGAAGCGATTGTTTGCGAGCGCCGGCTTGATCGAGCATAGCGCCCAGGCGGCTACCGTGGTCGAGAACAGGCAATACTGAAACTCCGCTCCGCCCCAGTAATTGTCGAAGCCGGGGATGATCGCGCCATTCGGCATCGACGTCGGCGGGTTGGTGAGGTTGCTGGTGCCGGTGACGCCGCCGCCGGTGTCGTTCTGGCCCTGGAAATACTCCTGCAGCGGGCGAGCGCCCGCGTAGGGAAATAACGGTTGATCACGCATATCGAAAATTTCCTTCTAGTGAGGTCATCCAAGAGGCCGGCGACGGGATGCCGCCGGCTGGTCACGGGTAGACGATTACGACTTCAGAACGCCCTGGAGGAGCCTGTTAGAACAAAGCAAATTTCCCATCCACAGCACCGGGATCACGACGGCATCCTGGTTGACGCTTTTCAGCTCATCCATGATTGTCATGTCGGCATCGCGGTGAACGCCGAGTTCCAGGTAATCCGTGTTGATGAAGTACCCATGGACGGCGGGAATGCCGCCGCTCGAATCGAAGAACACATCGGCGTTCTTGTACTTCATGGTCACGAAGCCGGCATCCGCATTCTTCGGGCCCTCATCGCCCGAGGTGGTATACCGCTTCAGTGACGTCTGGGACTGCTCGAAGAAGGTGAACAGGTCATCCGAGAACACGATCATGTCGGGCTGATCGGTGCCGCGAGTGAGCTTGATGTACAGCGTCAGCATCAAAGACTCGATTGTGGAGGGCCCGAGGGTGAGCGCCGATCCGCCTTGCAGCGGTGCCGCAGCCGACTGCACCAGGTTCTGCCAGAACGGGAACGTCGCCGAATTGATCTGCCCAACGGTGCCGGTGCCGGTGTCCGAAATCAGCGCCTGCAGGCCGTTGATCTGGTTCGCCGCGGTGCCGTCCGAATAGATGTCGCCCGCCATGCCGTTCTTGAACGAGTTCATGGCGTTTCGGATCTTCGACTTGGTGAAGTTGATGATCTTCGACTCGCCCATGTTGGTGCGCAGCTCGAGGCCCGAAGCCGCGACGTTGACCGCCACCTGGCGCCACGGGTACTCCGCTGCCGTCAACACGTCGACCGCGTTGATGTTGAGCGCGTCGTAGCCGGAATATCTCTGGTACGTGGAATTGTTGGCGTATTCCAGCGGCTCGACGAGTGATAAGCCGCCATCCTCGGTGCGCTTGCGGCCCTTCGTGTTCAGGCGCCGGAATAGTGCGTTGTGCTTGGATACCGCGTCGGCGACCTCGGGGTTGTGCTTGCGATAGGTCGTGGCGGCCAGCTCCGTCCACGCCTGGAAAATACTGGTTATGCCCTGGGGCATGGGAATCTCCTGGGAAGTTGGGTTGTTACGTGATCAGTCCGAGTTCGCGTGCCGTCTCGTTGAGCGTCTGATCCATCGTCCCGGGCTTGCCGGGGGATGGGGTGGAGGCGCGTCGGGCGACGTTCACGCTTCCGGCTTTTCTCGCGTCACTGACCCGCTTCTGGTTTTCAGCGCGGCGTTGGGCTTCTTGCTCGGCTTGCTGCTTCTGCGCGAGCAGCGTGCGAATCTCGGGGTGGGCCCAGATCGCGCGGTCATACGCGGCATCGAGTGCCTGCGCATGGGTCAAGGTCGGATCGGCTTGGCGAATCTGCGGGACCAACGCCGACATTTCGTTGATCACATCGCCTAAGTATTCGCGCTTGGGGTTGCCTTGCGCATCGACTTCATTCATCCACCGGTTGACGGTGGACTCCATCGTGGCTTGCTCGCGCTGGGCCGCCTGCTGCCGCTCCAGGTTCTGCTGGTGGAGCAATTGGTCCACGCGAGGGTCACGAAACTGATTCTGGGCCGGCTGCTGCTGCGGCGCATCGCCCGGCTGCGGGAACTGCACGCCGAACTGATTGACGATATCGATGACGGCCTGGCGCTTCTGATCCATGGAGCCTGTGCGAAAGATGGCCGCGGTGCGAAGGAGGTCAGCGACGGCGCGGTCGGGCGTACCACCCTCGGCCTCGATGAGCATGCGGTAGGGTTCGATGACCTGGCGCATCCTCTGGCCCATCTCGGCGTCGGGGCGCAGTTGCGCCTGACCGTTGAGGAAATCGGCTTCTCGGCGGTGGATCTCGGCCTTGATCGTCGGCGGCAGTTTATCGAACTCGGCCCGCGCGGCCGGCTTCCAGGTCGAGGGCGGCCGGTTGACATCGCGGCCGGCGGCGGCAGGTGACGGCAGCTCCGGCGTCGGCACCTCAGACTGAACGGCAGCCGGGTCCACGGGAGCCGGAGCCGCCGTCTTGGCCACTGTAGCCGGTTTGGCTTTCGGGGCGGCGACCGGCTTCTCAGCTTTGTCGTCCTTCGCTTTGAACTTGCCATCGGGCTCGCGTGAGACCGGGATGGTTTCGACTTCGGCGCCCGCATCATCGCCGGCATCGGCTGGGGCCTCGGGCGCGGCTTCCGGTTCGGGATCGGCGTGTTTTTCCAAGATGCTGGCCCAGTTGGCCGCCATCTCCGCATCGACGTCTTTATCGCTCAAAGCCATGGGGTTCTCCCGTTATCGACTACGAAATACTTTGCGCACGCGCTCCGGCGCTTCCGCCCAGGCTCTGTGGGCCATCTTCTCGGCGAGGGCGTCCATCTGCCGCTCCTGGGCCGCTTTGGCCTTCTCGGCCTCCTTGCGCTCCTGCTCCATGCCCTCCCAGGGACGAGAGTTGGTGCGAGCAAGGTCATCCCGACGAGCCCGGCGGCCTTCGATCCACTTTCCCGTTACCGGTGATTCATAGCCCGGCAAATCGGGCTGGATGAAGTGCAGCGCATGCGAACGGCGCGCAGCCGTCTCCACCAGCTCCTTGCGGGCTGGGTCGTATACGTAGCGGCGTCTCATGAGAGGTCGGTGGCTGCTTCGCGGTCGGCCGCGCTGATGGTGGCGACATCGACGGCGTTTTTGGCGGCAATTTGCGCCACGATGATCTTGACGGCGGCGTCGAGTTTGGCCTGCATCAGATCGAACTGCTCCTTGTGGGCGGTGCGCTGCGCCTCCATGGCCTGCTCCTGGGCGTTCTGCGCGGCTTGCGCCTGCTGCTCGACCTGGGCGACATGGGCCTCCAACTGCGCTTTGATCTGCGCGACTTGGATATCGGCCTGCGCCTTGGCTTGCGTCTGCTGCACCATGGCCTGCGCCTTCGCGGCATTGGGGTCGGGCGGCGGTTTGGGCGCCGTCATCTTGTCGAAAGCGTCCTCGACCGCGGTACCCATCCTCGAGCGGCGGATCACCGTCATGATGAGCTCCTTCGCGGCATCAATCGGCAGCGCCCCATCGGAGACGAGCGGTGCCAATCCGGTGATGGTCTCGGACACCGCGTGCAGCACCTGGGAAAGGCCGGCCATGTCCGATGACAGCGTGCCCGCAATGGTCGAATCGGTCTCGACGTCGATGCGGTATTGATCGCGCTTGTCCGACTGCATCACGCCAATCACGTCCTCCCAGGTTGGCATCTGCAGGATGACCGGCGGGGGCTGCGGCGGCGCGGGCGGCTGACCCGGCTGCGGCATTTGCGACTGCTGGAATTGCATGGCCGCCACTTGTTTCTGCTGCGCGGTCGGGAAGTTCAGTTCGGTCATCTTCTGAAACGTCGCGGGCGAGAACTTCTGTGCCATGGCGGAGGCGGCCAGGCGCAAGAGGTCGCGGGCGTAACGCTGCACCTCTTTTTGCATCCGCTGCAGGCGCACCGAGCCGTAGTTCGACTTCAAGTTCTGCGCGGTCGCCGTCTCATCGGGGTCGGTCGCGCCGCGGATGATGTCCGAGATGCCGAGCAGCTCGTCGATGATGGCCTTCTGCGCCGCGCGGGCTTCGTAGAGCGACTGGAGCACCGCGGCGGCCTTCTCCACCGGCATCCAACTGATCGCCTTCTCAAGGCCGCCGTCACGCCACTGCTTGGCGTTGGCGACGGGCGTCATCTCGTTGTCGTCCTTCGACATGAGATCGGACAGTTCGGTCAGGCTTGAGTCGTAAATACCCCGTAGCCGCATCCCGTTGACGATCTTGTCGATGCGCCCCGAAATCTTGTCGAGTTCATCCGCCTGCTGCTCGTACAGCTTGAACATCGGGATGGGCGTGAGCGACCCGGTGTTCTCGATGATCGTGAGCGGCCGGGGGCATGGGAAGAATGCCGGCATATCCAAGGGCGGCTCGCCATCCGGGTTGGCGAGCGGGAAGAGAAGCGCCTCGACGGCATCCTGGGTGAAAAACACGCGCTTGCCGAGTTTGTCCCAAATCTCCCAAAACTCGGCGACCTTCTGCGTCTCGCCAACCTCCTCCGGTTTCTTGGAGTCATCGGACTCAGGCGCCGTGAACTTCACATCCGCGAGCGCATCGGTGCCGAACTTCTCCTCGGCATCATTGCGCGTGAGCTTGTGCCGGAAGGCTACCCAGGGAACCTCGGGCCATACCCGGCCGTAGCCGTGGCGAAAGTCACGCCAATCGACGTGTTCCAAGCACACGGACTCGCTCTCGACCTCCTCGTCGGTTTCGTCGGTCGCTTTCGGCTCGCCATCGTCCGGGTCGTCATCGCCGCCGGGATCGGCCTGCGTCTGCGGGGGTGCCTGGCTGATCGTCGGCACGTAGCGAATACGGGAGATCCCGCGCCCCGGTAGGAGCCCATCGAGCACGTCGTTCTTGAGCGCATCGTCGGTCTCATCGCCGTCGACGAATACCATCAGCGAGCGCTCGAGCACCTCGGCGACTGCTTTTCCCAAGGGATCGGCATCGCGAAAGCGCCTCCGTACATCAGGATTGGGTCGGCTGTTGTAAATGGCCGGCCGCAGGATCTCCGTATTGCTCCACAACACGTTGAATCGATTCTTCTTGACCTCCTCGCCGCGGTAGCGCTTGACGATTTTGTCGGCGTCTTTCTGCCAGGGCTCCTCGCGCTTTTTGGCGAGCTGCAACTCCTTTTTCCAGCGGCGCGCGTCTTTGGCTTGGGCGTCGGCGGTGATCATGCGTGGCCCGTCATCCAAGCGTTGAGCACCGTGCCATATCCTAAGATCGGCACATACGGGCCACTGGATCCGCTGTTGAACACATTGAGGTAATACCTCGCCATCACCTGGCCCGCGGTGCGCGGCGCGTTAAATTGCCAGCCGACGATGGAAAATCCGTTGCTGTCGGCCATCGCCACCAATTTCGATACCTGCGGCGAGCCCGAGGTGCAGGTCGTGCCGCCCCAGGAACCGCATTCGGTGGCAATCAGCGGCAGGCCGGCAGTGAGGATCGCCAGCGCATCGGTGAAAGCGGCCGGGTTCGGCGTGTCGTTCGCCGTGAACCCGTCGCAGGGCCAGATATTGCCCGCCACCTCGTTCGCGTAGCTTTGCGCGTTAGGGTAGGCGTGCCAGCCGATCGCGAGTTGATTGCGCGAGTCGGTCGGCAGGTACTTCAGGTAATTCTTGGTCTGCTGCGTGTACTGGTTGCCGTTGATGATGCAGACGTTCTGCGCACCGGTGGCGATAATCGCGTTCAGCATCTGCTGATAGCCGGCGACCTGCCAATTTGCCGTCAGGCTGAAATTGCTACCGCCCTGGCTGTTGTTCGCGATCAGATTCGAATACCCGCCGTTCAGCATCAACACGTCTTTGTCATCGATCGGCGAGCCAGTGCCATTGGGTCCCGTCGTGCAGGTGCCCGAGAAGCTGTTGCAAAATGGCTCGTTGAACAGTTCGAACAGGATGCCGTTGTTGTTGATGCCGGGCTGCGCCGTCGCCTGCGTGCCGTAGCGGGTCGCGATCGCCGTCCAGAAGGCGATGCAGTCCTGATCCGCAAAGGCGCTCTGCCCCGCGTTCGCGAGATAGTTCGTGGTCGAATTCAGAGTGATCTGCGGGCACGTCCAGTGCAGATCGAGGATCACGTAACAGCCGACCGCCTGCGCCGCGGCCACCGCCGCGTCGACCGCGGCGACGTAATTGCCGAACGGGTCGGCCGATCGCGAAGCGCCCCAGGTCGTGAGCGTCGCCGTATTGGTGATGGTGCGGCCCAAGAAGCTCGCCGAGCATAGGGGGATTCGCACGACATTCGGTTTCCAGGTTTGGATTCCAGCCCAGTCGGGCACCCCGCCGTCATCCGCCCAGGGCTGAAACCCCTGCATCGGGGAATTCTCCATGCCCGACAGGTTGAAACCGCGCAACTGGATGATCGAACCGCTGCCGCCCGTCCCGTTGACGAAGTTCTTCCCGTTGCGGGAAATGGCGCCCGTGTAGCCTGTCGTGCCGCCAGCCGGAGTCACTGAGTTCGATGCGGCCGACGCAGGCCCGTTGCCTAAGGCGTTCGTGGCGTAGACGGTGAAGGTATAGGCCGTGCCATTGGATAGCCCTGAGACGTTGATCGGCGATGTGGTGCCCGTTCCGGTCTTGCCGCCCGGGCTCGAGGTCGCCGTGAAGCTCGTGATGGCGCTGCCGCCATTGGAGCCTGCGCTGAACGATACTTGCGCGCTCGCGTTGCCGGCGGTCGCCACCGCGTTGGTGACTTGCCCAGGCGGCCCGACGCCGGGAGGGGTATAGCCTGCGCCCACGAAGGGGGCGAACCGAATGCTCACTATGCAGGCCCCAGGTTCGTACGCACGCCGCGCGTCGACACGACGCCGACGCCGGTGCCGTCGAAACTGACGTTGGGGGTCAGCAAGACAGCCCCCGTCACCGTCACCGGCGTCGCGATGGGCCGCGGCGCCTGCGCGCCCGTGGTGACGTTCACGCCCGTGAAGAACGCCGTCGCCGAGCCACCCACCTGGCCCACGTTGATATTGGAGATCGTCCCGAAGTTGGTGGTCACACCCCAGGAGACCCGGTCGATCGCGAAGGTCGTGGGGTACGTGATCGGCGTCGTGTAGGTGGCGCCGGCGGGCGGCGTGCCCTGCCAGAACTGCGTCCAGCTCTCCTCGAGCAGTCCCTGGTTGATGTTGAACTCACCGCCATTACTGACGTCAATCACCTTGGCGCGCACGCCGAAGTTGACGAGGCCGTTGGTTTGCGGCAACTGGATCCGCGGTCGGAAGGCATCGAACTGGGCCGAGTTGATGAGGCATACCTGCGCCGATACGGTGGGCGTGCCTGAAAGCGCTCCCGACCAAGTGCAGGCCGCCGAGCCATTGGTGAACGTAACCGCGCGCACCTCGTTGTCGCTGAACAGCACGTTGTAGGTGCCGCTCGGATAGATCCAGCCTGTGACGCCGGTCGGCCACATCGCCGTTAGGATATTGGCCGAGGTGCCGGTTGGCGCGGATTGGAAGGTGATCGAGGTCTGGCGCCAGCCGTACAGTTCCACTTCGCTGTAATGGTCGAATGTCGGCGTCGAGCTGACGTTGGCGATCGGGCCGCGGAAGGTCTGAGTCGAGGAGCAGTTCAGGAAGATCACTTTCGTCTTGAGGCTGATCCCCTCGCCCGCGATCCCGAAGCCCGGGGTGTAGGTCGCGATGGTCGGATAATCTTGGACAATGAGTTCAAAGTTGACGAAGAAGTTGACATGCCCGACAGAGGAGTCGGACAGCAGCGGCCAACAATAGGGGAACAACGAAGAGTCGAAAATCTTGACGTTCTTCAGGTAGACATTCTGAATCGAGGCGCCGGGATAGCGGAACGCAAAGCGGCCGGCGCTGGTGACGCCGATCCTGACCAACGTGGTGTTGGCGTTCAGAAGCGGCTGCGTCCATGAGGCGCTGATGGCAGTCGCGGAATTTCCGACCACCGTCACCGTATAGGTGACAGCACGAACCTCCCCGGTGCTGAACGTCGTGGGATAGGTGCCGCTCGCGATGCCAGCGTAACTGCCCCCGCTGTTGTTGCACATCCAGTTGGCGGGCGTAATGGTGAACGACGTAGATCCCGCGCCGGCGGCGCTCACCGTCGTATAGAACCCACCCACGCCGCAGTCGAGATAGACGCTGACGTTCTCCATAAAGCAGCCCGGGGCGATGGCACCGGAGGACTGCGAAAGCACATCGCAGAAACCATCGGGCCTCTTGGAGATGTAGTTGGTGACTGTCGTCACGCCGCTCGCGTCGAATTTTAGCGAGTTGATATAGCCCGAGGTGACGGCGCGGCGAGAGCCGTAATTCGCATTGTTTGAGGTGTAGATCCCCTCATCCAAGATATTCGCGTAATCAACGCTGCAGACGAACGAGGAGTTGCCCGACTGCAGGTAGAACAAGTGCGGCGGGGCGAACCACTGATCACTGCATTGGTTGCCCGATCGGCCACTCGTCGTGCCGATGCCGCCTTGGTTGTTGCCTGAGGAATCTTCCAGATCGCCGTAGCGCAGCGACACCCAGTTACGGATCTTGATGTTTCCGCCGCCTCCGACCATCGTCATGTAGACGCCGTCGGAGGTCCAGCCGTCAAAGCAGATATTCGTGGGCTGCGCAGCCGTCGATGAATTGACGACCGTCCCCGACGTGACGGCCTGGCCGTAGAGCCACTGCACATTGATCGAAAAGAGCACGGGGATGAAGCGATCGGCCGTTGCATACACGGCGGTGGCGCTGCAACTGCCAATAAAGTTGATGTTGCTCGAGGCGCCCCCGATGTAGTGCAGTGCCGAAGTGTTGGTCGGCCCGGGCCAGATCGCGGTCGCTCCGCTGAAACTGTTGCCGTTGTTCGCCTTCAGATAGTTGGTGAGGGTGAGCGTGTTCCAATTGCCGTTGTTGGTCGCCCACGTCCCGGTGTACTGCAGCATCACCGAGCCGGGGTTGCCGATGTAGCGGACGGTATAGTCGGTCCAGGTGCAATTCGTCACGCCAATAAAGGCGAAGGTCGGAATGCCGTGCGCGTCCATGATGAAGGCGCCGGTCGAGGTGAAATCGAGGTTGGTGCCAGAGGCCACGAAGATCGTTTTCGTGAGGTCCGTTCCCACCGAGATCAAGCATGGGCAGTCGACCACCAGGGTATTGTTGGTTCCGGCGACGAATGCCAGCGCGGCCGCGAGCGCGGCGCGCGAATCGGTGACTCCGGTCGCATCGATGCCGGGCCACGCGCTCAAAAAGATGTTGGTTGTGCCCGAATTGGTGGACAGCGGGACCCAGGAGCTGCCGCTACACCATACAGGCCCCGACACCGAATCGTAGGCCCACGTCCCTGGCGCGACCGCAGTCGGCGCCGGCAATACATTGGTGGTCACGGCGCCAGCCCCGATGGTGGCGTCGTTGAGATATTTGAATGCGCTCATCGGCTAGGTGGGCGCCGAAATGACGCCGGCGGTCATGGCGCTGCTGGCGCCTGCGATATACCAAGTATTGCCACCGCTCGCACTTAAGCGAACGCTCGCATTGGCATTCAACGTGAGGCTGGTGCGGCCTGCAACGCCGTTGAAAAGCTGGACGCCGTCCGTGTTGATGGTCTGGGAGCCGCCGCTGGTATTGAAGAACTCGAGCCAGCATCCCTGATTGCCAGCGACGACGGACGGGAGCGTGATGACCGTCCCCGACGTCGAATTGATGAACTGCAGATTGAGATTCGCCACAGTGTAGGTCGCGCCGGAGACATTCTTGACGAGCTGCCCGATGCCGTAGTTGCGCGGCGATAGGACTCCGTTGGAGGTGGCGGGATCAAAGGTTAAGTCGCCGCCGCTGACGCTGTTGAACGCGCCACCGAGCGACATGACCGCTTTGCCGGATACCGGATCGAACCAGATGCCGGCGCCTGGATTGCCACTACCAGAGGCCGAGTTGCGTGAACCATAAAACCAGTAGGCGCGAGCGGGGCCAGAGCCGTCCATGTCCGTGTTGCAGGCCTGGGATGACTTCAGTGTGGAATTGACGAAACTGCGCCCGCACACTGAGAAGGTGGCGACCGAGGTGCCCGGCACTTGGCTCACGGTGACATCAAAGCCGTTGCAATTTTGGAATAGCACCGCGACCGTCGCGCCGCCTTCCACGTCGAGGTTGTCGATGACGGCATTCGTCATGATGGACCCGGCGAGCCCAATCATCTCAAAGCACGGGAAGCCCTGGGTCGTGATGTTGACCGCAGTCGAACCGGTGGCATTGACTGCGGTGCCTCCGTAGGTCGTCGCTACCGAGATCACATTCGCCGCCACGGAGGCCACGAAGTAGGTGAGGTTCGTGGTAAAGCCGTTCGCCGTCGCGCTGAACACGACCGGCATGCCGACTGCGAACTTGGTTCCATCCGTTACAGTGAACGTCGCCTGCGCGTTCGTCATTGTGCAGGCCTGCGTCGAGGCCGTGCCGTTGCGATTCGACTGGATGCGGTCGAACTTGAACTCGTTGTTTCCGCCGTTGTTGGTGGATGATGTCGTGATGAACGTGATGCTGCGGGAGGTCAGGCTCGACGCGTTGTTGCAATACATGTCGTAGTAAGTCGAGTTGCCGGGCTGCAGCGTGGTGCCCGCGACATCGATGCCATGGAACTGGCCGCCGACCGTGCAATTGAACGAGTAGATGCGCCGCCATGTGCAGTGCTGGTAATTCGTGATGTTGAGCCCCCATTGGGATTGCCCAATGAAGTACAGATTCTCGAATTCCGAATACCAGCAGGAGGCGTTGTTGGTGGCGCCTGCGAAAATGCCGTAGGTGCCACCGGAGAAGCCGAGGTTCTTGAAACCGATGTTGTAGAGGCCGAGCGCGCTGAATGCGCCTGCGCTGCCGGGTATACCCAGGACCGTCGTGTTCCAAGAGATCGCCGGGAAGGCACCGGTCGGGGCGAGGATAGTGCCTGAGGTGAACACCACCTGATTGCTGTCGGGAATATTTGTGTTGCCGTTGACGACCGGCTGCGTGCCCACCAGGTACACGCCAGAGACGGGCACCAGGCTCGCCGAGAGCGCGATCGTCTGCGCGGGCAGCAGCACGATCCCCCCGCCCGCCGCGCCAGCGGCGGCCATGGCGGCCTGGATGCCCGCGGCGGTCAGGACCGAGGGCGAGAACGTGTTGCTCGAGACAGCCAGCCAATTCCCGCCCTTCTGGTAGACCGGCCCCACCACCGAGTCATAGCCGAACGTACCCTCGGCCACATTGGCGGCGGTCGGCAATACGTTGGACACGATCTGGCCTGCGCCAATCGTCGCATCGTTCAAATATTTGAAGGCCATGACTTACGCGAGGGCGACGAGGCCGGTGGCCGTGGCCGATGCGACGATGCCCTGGTTGAGTTCGATGGGCAGCACCTGTCCGGCGACGCACGCGAACGTGATCTGCGTGCCGCCGACCGCTGTCGCCAGCACCACATTGCCCGCGCCGCCCACGAAAATCGCGCGGCAGTTGATTGGCGTCGTCGCGCTCGGCGTGATTGCGGCGAAACTCGAATACGTGCCACCTTGCCAATTTTGCATACGTCAGCCCTCAGCCATGCGCTTCTGCGCGGCTCGTTTCATGATCTCGTTGATGGTCAGTTGCGTCTCGAATCGCGCCTTCGGCTCACCCGGCGCATCGCGCACCAGGGGCCGGCTCATGCAGATGTACCGCAGGCAATCCGCCGCATGGTCCTCGCCATCCGTGTCGATGTCCTCGGCCCGGTGCGTGTCATGCTGCAACGCCGGCAGCGTGCGGATGATGTGGGTGCAGTTGGCGAAGAAGTACACCATCGGCACGCCGTTCTCACCGCGCAGCCGCTCGCGCACTTGGTCCCAGCCGCCCATGGCGCCACCGCGGGCGATGCGGGCGTTATCTGCGCGCCGGAAATTCAGGTCCATCCGCTCCGCAATCGACGGGCCGCCGTCCTGGCTGAATGCCGCAGGATCGAGCACCTCATCGGAGAGCTTCTCGGACTCGCGTTCGCGGATGCCGTTGCCGACCTCCTGCGCCGTCATCTGGCACCCTTTGTTGGGCTCACCGTTCCAGCCGTACCACTCGCGGTAAATGACCAGGGCGCCGCGCGGGATCGCCTCGATGGTGCCGTCTGATACCGCAGCCCAATGCACGCAGAAAGGCCGGGCCGAACCCCAATCCATGCCCCTGATGCGGGCCCAGTGCGCCGGGATCTCGAATGGCGCGATAACGTGCTTCGCCATCTCGAATTCGGGAAAGTACGCCCCGGCGATGACCGACCAGTCCCCCTCGAGCCAGGCGCGCACCAACTCCTTTGAGCCGGATGCCTTGAGCCGGCCGACGTAGTGCGGGTCCGCCTCACTCAAGATTCGGTTATCCGCCAGCCGCGAGGGGATGTACACGCGCTCAAGGCCCGTGTCCTCATCGGTGATGATCTTCCAGCCATTCGGCGCGGGATCGATGTACCGCGCCTTGACCCACCCGTGCCCGGGGCCGCCGGGGTTGCCGGTCGCGCGAAACCCCACCTGCACGCCGCGCGCACTGCGCAGCGTCGCCATCAGTTTCTTGATCGGCGTTGCATCGGGGAAGGTGCCGATCTCCTCGACGTAGACCCGGCTGTAACTGTGCCCCTGATAGGCGTCGGCATCGGCGTCCCGCTCGAGGTAAGCGAACCGCAGCCGCGCCCTATTCGGGAATCGCCACACGTTATCGGTGAATTTCGCGCCCAAGGGCAGGTACAACTGCTTGGAGCGCTCGATGAGATCGTAGAGCTGCGTGAGTTCCCGCCGCACCATGAGCCCGCTCGCGGCCTCTCCGTAGCGCCCAGCGTGGCCTACCCAGTCTCCGAGCATCCCGTCAGATTTCCCCCCGCCGCGCGCCCCGCCAAAAAATACCTCGAATACCGGGCAGGTCAGAAGCGCTGTCTGCGGTCCCGTCTGAGGCCGCCAAATTATTGTAGGCGCGGTACTTGGGTTTGCGTCCACGACTCGACCGTAGCGGCCGGCGCCGGAACCTCAATGGCGAAGGCGTGCTTGATCTCGCCCGAATGCTCGACCTGGGCGAGGTCTGGGACGATCTTGCGCAACAGCCCGAGCGCCGCCGACACCTGCGCGGTCGACAGCTCGACGGGCTTACCGGTGCGCGGCTCGATCTTGCCCTCGACGAAATCCGACAGCCGATTGACCAGCATGGCGGCACGGATGCGGTTTCGGACTTCCTGGGTATGGATCGAACCTGGTTTAGGTCCCGGCTTTGCCATCAGGGTTATCCTGGGTTTCGAGAAACTGTCGGTGTAGATCCATGCGCAGCCGCCACTCACGCTCCAAGGCGTGCAACTCGGCGAACAATGTGCTGCCCGTGGCGATCCACGAACTCAATTCATCGGTGAGCAGCGCCTCGGCCTTGCGCGCCCGTGCCTCGGCATCGAGCGCGCGGCACCAAGGGCAACGCTCCGCGCCCGCCTTGACCAGGTTGTATTTCGCTTGGAAATGGACGCAGGTGGGCGTCATCGGGGGATTTTGCTGACGCCACGCGCCAGTCTCGTCTGTGTAATGTTTAAACGTTCAGATGTCAAGAGAATGCGCGCGCAGCCAGCCGCGAAAGTACGAAAGTGTGCGCCCCCACTCGATGTAGAGCGTGCCACGGGAGATGCGCAGCCGATCCGCGCGCTGCTGCACCGAGCCGCCGACACGGTACCAGACGTGGATGATCGCCTTGTCCTGGGCCGAGGCCTGCACGAAGCACTCGTCGAACTTCATGATGTCCTCAGGCGTCGGGATCGGGCCGCCGCCGAGCGTAGCGCCATCGTGCAGGAGGCGGATCGCTTCGAGTGGATGGAGTGCCTGGCGCGGCCGCTCGCCACGGGCCCAGCGTATCGCAAGCGCATCCACGGGCTCAAGCTGCGGGTCGAGCTTCGGGGGGCGGGCGATGCGCGGGGATTCCTCGGCGACCATCACCTGAGCCTCACCTCAATGCGCCGCACGAAGAACGGCCCATCGAAATCGATCTGCGGCGCGTCATGGTCGATGAAACGGCGAGTCGATTTCCACCATTCCACCAGTTCTTTGCGCTCATCCTTGCTGACCAAGATGCACAGCCGACCCAAGGGCAGATCACAGCCGTGTTCGAGTTTAACCGCAAGATCAACCAATTCCTTTGCGATGGCGCTCACCGGCTCGCCCACCACGCCACCCAGCACGCCGCCATCAGCACGCACCAGAACGCGACCCAGCGGTCGCCGCGGTGGTTGCGGATCACAGTTCAACCTCCCGCAGCACCCACTTCCCCGCCGCGTTCTGCCGCCACCCATGCACGGTCACGCGGATCGCCTTGCACACCGCCGACCAGTTCTCATGCTCGACGATCTTGGTCACGCGCGAGGCCAGGTTGCTGCCCGAGGTCGTCTGCACGCCGACGATGTCCTCGCCCTTGATGCACAGGATATCGATGAAGCCGTATAAATCCTTGGTCACGAAGCCCCTCGGCAGACGGCGCTCCACGACGTCGCACAGATAGCCGAGCTTGCGCATGTGCTTGAGGCTGCGCTGCGTCGGGGAGACCTTCGAGCGGCGCGTGTTTTTACCGGATGCGGCCCCTGGCGCTGCATGGGCTGCGGCCAGATTGGAGTCGCTGGCGTCATCGAGCTGGTCGAGTGTGAGCATCAGCGGTTCCCCTTGCGTTGTGGTGCGATCAGCGGTTCGCCGAAATGGCGTTCGAAGCACTGCGCGTACGTCTCCGGCTTCTTGGTGAGCGAATTGCGGCCGATGATGCCCTGATCGAGCTTGGCCTCAAGGATCGCGGCACGGATGCGCTCGCGCGTGATCTCAGGCGTGGTCACGCCTTCAAACGCGCGGCAGCGGTGCTCGGCCAAGCGGCGCGCGAAGTACAACTCGGCATCGAAATCCTTGAACGTGAAGGCGGCCTGGGAATGACTCATGCCGATTTCCTCAGCTCGCTGTCGCCGCGATAATCCGGGTGAAGTCGGCGCATGACCTGCTCGTACACCTCGGCATCGGCGCGCATGTTGGTCACGGTCCAGCCGACTCGTTTGCCGTCGTCGAGATCGATCACGACGCCCATGCATTCGGCACACTGCTTGCCGCCGCCATCGACCCACTCGCGGTAGCAGTACGTCCACGGCCGGGAATACTGCCAGCGCTGCGCCGGGGTTGCGGACTTCGCGCACAGGTGCTTGAGCTTGATGGCCGCGTACTCGCAAAGCTGCGCCTGGATCGAGGGCGCCGAAGCGGCCGCAATGTCGCTCGTGGGTGATTGAACCTTGCGATGCAGCTCCCACAACGCCCCCACGGTGGGCATGCTGGCAAAGGTCGATTCGACCAGCGCGGTATCGACGAGGCCGGTGAATTCCAGCAGCGAGAGCTTGCGAAAGCTGCGCCAATACGCCTCGCGCCTGGGGTCGGTGAGTGGTACGTCGAAGCCGCCGCAGAGTCGGGATAGGGCGCGTTCGAAGCCTTTGGCGTCAGTATCCTGCACGGATTTGCTCCTCGGTTGGCGGGGTCCAGCCGGATTCCGGCTCATCACGCCGTTTTCGATTCCCACGCACACGCCCCTCCCTCGCAGGGAGGGGTAGGGGTGGGTTTATCTGGTGATTGGTGTCTGGAGACTGGGGATTGGAGACTGGAGACTGGAGAGCATTGCGAACGTCATGCGACTCGGATGCGTTCGCATTGCCGTTGGATCCATTTCGCATATGCGGATTAGATGCGTTCGCATTGCGCTCGGATTGCGACCAACGGGCGTTGGCACTGGCCTTCGCACTGCGAGACTTCGCCTGGAAGCGCTCGATCTCATCATCGCACCGGACCTGATGCCAGCCATCCTCGCGCAGCTCGAAGAACTCTTTCAGCACGAGCTCGACGGCGGCGCGCTCCTCCCTGGTCCGCGCCCCGATGAGTCGCTGGGTCACGTTGACGTCCGCGGGCAGCGGCTTCTCAGTCGCGTAGTATTTGCGGATGAGGCGGCTGTAGACGCCGTCCTCGAGGATCGACAGATGGGCCGTCGCCTCGGCGTAGTCGCCCAGGTGGTGCTCGTAGTAGTTCACGCGCTTTTCCGGCGTTTACGAATATCGCGGCGCAAAACCCGCAGGAGCGCACCTTCTTCGGAGTGCTGCCCGCACGGTCCGCAAATAACGGGACTGCGGAAGTGCACGCATCTCGTGCGAATGTGGCCGCCTATCACCTTCCTGCACGCCTCGCATTTAATCCCGAATTCGGTGGCTATTGCGAAAACGTCATCCGGGTCGACAAACCGGATGATCTTAAATCTCAATCCTGCGTTCGCCGGATGTGCCCATGATTTTTCTATGTAGGAATGCATGTCGGGATCCATCCGATAAGGAGCGGTTGATAAAAACCGCATGCATTCCCGCCACGCGCCATCCCGAAAGACGTAGACGTCATCGGCCCGATTCAGTGTGATGAGGCGATCACGGATGGCCGCTGGCTTTTTCCGCACGTGAGCGGCAAGGAAGGCGAACGCATCCCCCCAACGCATCGAGAATTTTCTGGGCGCCCCCATTTCAACCAACGAGTTGCAACTTCGGCGCCGAACGCCCCACTCGGGCGCCACCAGTGGGCTGGGGTTCGTTCTCAAGCCATCGAACTGCGCTCAACTCAAGCGCAACGCTGGTTAAAATTTGTTGCGCAAGTTTGGCCGTGGCGTGCGCCCGAGTTGGTTCAATCTCTCCATTTCGCAACTTATCGATTTCGCTAAAAAGCACTTCGCGCAGACCCATCGTGCTCCGCTCGGTTTTGATTTCAGTCGTCATGTCATATGTCCCCTGTTTTTTCAGTTCTAGGAATAAGTGCCATTGCCGGAAGCGTCGCAGGCACCTCGGATGTCAAACGCAGTCGCTCAAACTCGATTTGGGTATTGATGGCTGGCGATACGCGAATGCGCTGAAATAGCTTCGCTATGTACGGTACCGCACAGACAGCGGGGGTACCGATCATGTCGTTTTTACAAAATGCAATAGGGGAAACCACGATCAATGCCCCTTTCCGGCTCGATCCGTGATGGTCCGAATTAATCCAAGGTTTCGGAATTTGCGCTCCGACAGGATGAAGCGATGAACTTCTGCTTCCACTGCCCGCCGGATCTCGCGCTCGATGAATTCATTGATCCCGATCTCGTCGCGGTCGCAGATTGCCGAGAGCGCTTCGTGGATGTCGAAGTCCAGGGTGGCGCGCACGTCTTTGCGATCGAGCATCGGTTAAGCGGTTTCGCGCGGATAGATGTCGGGGCGCAGATCGTGACGGCTGACGCCGGTCAGGCGCTCGATCTCCAGCACGCGCTCGGCGGGGACACGCCACCCGGCGGTCCACTTGCGCACCGCTTCGGACGTGATGCCCAACTGCTTGGCCAACTGCTTAATGCCGCCCGCCTGATCAATCGCCGATTGGATGCCTGCCACGAGTAGCATTCTCCAACCGATAGTTGGAGATTGTCAACCACTGATTATTGGTGGTGGTTACCTTACGCTGCAATTTATGGTTGCAGACGGTGATGACCCAGAAAAGCAGGCATTCAGCCGCCGGTTGATAGCCGCGTGCGAGCGAATGGGCGTCACGTCAAGCCGCGGGCGCGCGCAATGGCTCGCGCGGGAATTGAAGAAAATCGGCTGGCGAATATCCCATCAGGGAACCCAGAAGTGGCTCGACGGAGAGACCATTCCTTCGCAACCGAATATCATCCGGCTATCGAAGATCCTTCACGTCAATGCGCAATGGCTCCAGGCTGGCCCTGGCGACCGGGTGGTGCCCGCCGCCGCGGGTGACGAGATTGCGCGGGAATTAGCTTTCATCTGGCCGCATCTCACGCCGGACGATCGGCGCAAGATCCTCAGCTACGCGCAGCTCGCGGCGCTTCCAAACAAACACGATGAAGCAGAAGCGGCTTTCGAATTTCCATCCTCGAGCGCCCCGGTTCGCAAATAGTCCTTTTTTTTCCCACCTAAACACCGTCCCCTCCCTTCGGCTTTGTTTGGCAGAGTTATTTTTACCGCGCTGCGACAGTGTCAAATCCTACGGGCTTTGAAAATGTTACATCCATAGGGGATTCCCTTAATCTTGGCATTTCTTTGCAATTTTTGCTGCATCCTAATACTGCAACTAATAGTTGTTGACTAAGTCCAACTGATAGTTGTACATTGCCGCCCATGGTCACGGAGACAATGGGCAATCGGATACGGGCACTCCGCGAAGCGGAAGGCTTGACCCAAGAGGAATTGGCGTCCGCGATGGGAGTCACCCGCGCCGCCGTTTCGATGTGGGAAAGCGGCCTCACTCAGAACATCCGCCCTCAGCACCTGCTCCTGCTGGCCAAGTTTTTCGGCGTCACGCCGCAATTCCTCGTCAACGGAGAAGTGTAATGACAATCGATGGATTGGACCAACGCGAGGCCACCGACCTCGACCGCGAACTCCTCGGCATGAGCCGCTCGGAACTCGCCGACCGCATTGCCGCCGAAGCCCGCGACGTCGAGTCGCTCAAGCCGAGCGAACTGACCCTCGCCCGCGACATCAACCACCTCGGCACGACCGCGCTTGCCATCAAGGCGCAGCGCGACCTGCTCGCCGACACCCTGCGCGACCTCGCGATGGGCGCCGAGATCATGCTCGAGCCCGTGATGGGCGCCACGGGCACGTTCAAGCAGTTCGCCGAGGAAGTGCGGCGGGTGGCGAAGGCGGGATTGAAGGAGGCCGCGCTGTGAGCCCGATGCTCGCCGAACGCTTCCGGCAAATAGAAGCGCTGTCGCTCAAAAGCGGCAATCACGAGGATTTCGAACACGGTATGTGCGTGATGGAAGCGGTCGCCTACATCGCTGGCGAGCCTTGGTCCGATCATCCGCAGTGCGCATGCCCGGTACTGACCTCCTTCCTGATGGCGTGGAACGATTCGCTGCCGAGCGATGCGGAGCGCGACCGGCTGCTGAAGCCGCTCATCGAGCAACTCGTCGACACGCGCTCAACCAAAGCGGTGGAGGAGCGCCGCTCGTACATGGCGCTCGACTGGCTGATCCGCGTCCATACGCCGAAATGGCTGGATCTGACGCCCTCATTGGCGGCGCATGCACAAGCGCTGCGCGACCTTCCTGAAATCCTCGACATGGCGGGCGCCACGGCGGCCGGCGCATCAACGGCCGCAGCGCGGGACGCATCAACGGCCGCAGCGCGGGCCGCAGCGTGGGACGCAGCGTGGGACGCAGCGCGGGACGCAGCGCGGGACGCATCAACGGCCGCAGCGCGGGCCGCAGCGTGGGCCGCAGCGTGGGCCGCAGCGCGGGACGCAGCGGGGGCCGCAGCGTGGGACGCAGCGGGGGCCGCAGCGTGGGCCGCAGCGTGGGCCGCAGCGTGGGCCGCAGCGTGGGCCGCAGCGTGGGCCGCAGCGTGGGCCGCAGCGGGGGCCGCAGCGTGGGACGCATCAACGGCCGCAGCGCGGGCCGCAGCGCGGGACGCATCAACGGCCGCAGCGCGGGCCGCAGCGTGGGACGCAGCGTGGGACGCAGCGGGGGAATTTCTGAAGCCGACGACCGCATGGCTGCAAGCAAGCGCCCTCGATTTGGTCGCACGCATGATCCGGGTGCAGCCATGACCGCCGGCAAGATCGCATGGGGCTGCTTCATCCTGGCCGTGCTGCTCTACGCCGCCGACCTCGCGTGCGGCTGGTTCTTGGAGTGGCTCAAACGGCGCGATGAGTTCATCCGCAATGCCGAGCTTAATCGCTACAACATGGGCGCGTTCAAGGGCACCAAAGACTGGAGGGATCTGTGAGCGCCCCGGTATTCCTGATGGTCGAGTTCGACTCGTACGTCGCCGCCGTCGCCGCCATGGAGCACATGGCCGAGGCTCTCGCGCCGTCCGAGGTGTCCACCAAACAGGCTGCGGCGGTGCAGGACTTTAAGCGGGCGCACGCCATGTCGCTCGCCTGGGATGCGCGGATCACAACGCCGGCCCTTCTCAAGAGGCAAGCCACATGAACCTCCACGAAACCTATCTGGGGGATGGCCTCTACGCCTCCACCGACGGCTACGCGATCACGCTGCGTGCGCCGCGCGAGGGTGGCGATCACTACGTTGTGCTGGAGCCGGTGGTGCTGCAGGCGTTTGAACGATATGTGCGCGAGCTGCGCGCGAAGGAGTCGGCATGAGCATCATCCAATCCCGAGTCCCGCGCGAGGACTACTACCGCATCGAGGCGACCAACATCTCGCGCCTCAAGGGCCTGCTGCGCTCGCCGCTGCACTACCAGCATCTGCTCGTCCACCCGAAGGAGAGCGACGCCCTGAAGCTCGGCATCGCAACCCACGTCACGGTGCTGGAGCCTGAGCGGTTCGCCCAGGACTTCGCCATCTGGGACCGGCGGCTGGATAACGGCCGCGCCGCCCCGCGCAACGGCAAGGCGTGGGACGCATTCCGCGAACTGCACGAGGGGCGCACGATCCTCACCGGCGATGAGGCGGCCGACGCCCGGGCGATCGCCAAGGCGGTGCGCTTCGATGAGACGGCGAACAAGTATCTGGCCGTGGGCGACCCTGAAGTGACGATGGAGTGGGAAATCGACGGGCGGCCGTGCAAAGGGCGCGCCGATTGGCTCACGACCATTGACGGCCAGCCGGTGCTGGTGGGCCTCAAAACCGCGCGCGACTGCCGGCACATGATCTTCGGCGCCCAGGCCGCGAGGCTCGGGTATCACCTTCAGTGGGCTTGGTATCACGACGGGTTCGAAGCGATCACGGGCAAGCGCCCGCAGATGGTCGAGGTCGTCGTGGAGTCCGATGCGCCGCACGCGGTGGCGACCTACATCATTCCGAACGACATCCTTGAGCAGGGCCGCGATGAGTATCAGCGCCTGCTTCTCACCCTCAAGCACTGCGAAGCGCTCGACGAATGGCCGGGGCCGGTGACGCACGAGGAATATCTGACACTGCCCACCTGGGCCTACAACCGCACCGAGGACGACGTTGCCGACCTCGAATTGGAGCCAATCCTATGATGACCGACGAAACCGATGCACCACGCAAGCTGAAAAAGCCGACCGTTTTCGACCAGCTCTATGCCGGGCGATTCTTAAAGGCCGGGGAACTCCTTGGCAAAAAAGTCACGCTCACCATCAGCGATGTCGATCTCGAGGAGCTGCAGGGCGATGACGGTGCCAAGAAGGCCAAGGCGATCATATCCTTCAGCGAGTCGGAAAAAAAGCTGGTGTCGTGCAAGACCAACGGCATCTGCATCCGCGACATGTTTGGGAAGGATCTCTCGGCCTGGGTCGGCAAGCGCATCACCATCTTCGAGGATGTCTGGAACGGGGAGCCCTGCATCCGCGTGTGGGGCTCGCCCGACATCGCCGAGGACATCGAGGTCACGATCACGCTGCCCCGCCGCCGGCCGTTCAAGAAAACGCTGCGCAAGGTCGAGGGCAAGCGCGGCCGCGAGCCCGGGGAGGACGGGTGAGCGCCTCCCAATGACCGACCATAGCAACGATTCGATCATGAAACGCAAGGAGACGGATCGATGACGAAACCATGCAACGTCTGCGCCGGCACCAACTTCACGCCGGCCGGCAAGTGCCGCGCCTGCAAGAAGCGCAGCAACGAGGCCTATGCCGCGAAAAAGCGGCTGGGGGGGGTAGCGTGACTACAGCGAAACCGAAAGCAGCGGCGAAGGCGCCCGCGATCTCCGCAGCGGTCGCGACGCCGGCGCTCAAGATCGAGGCGGCCTGGGGTATCGATGCGTCCATCGATGACGGCTACCTGCACTTAAGGCAACGCGATCTTGAGGGTGGCGTCGATGAAATCGTCTTGTCGCGCGCCGAGGTGAGCCGGTTGTTCAATGAATTCGAGGAGTGGGCCACATGCTCGTCCTGACGCGCCGCATCGGTGAAACGATCCTGATCGGGGCCGACATCCAGGTAGTCGTCTTGGGTGTGAACGGCCAGCAAGTGCGCTTGGGCGTGCACGCGCCGCGACATATCCCCGTCAATCGCGAGGAGGTCCACGAGCGCATCGAGGCCGAGCGGTTGGCGAAGGAGTCGGCGTGAGCGGCTGCGACGTGGACGACCGCAGCATGATGCAGGCTCGCATCCTCGCCCTGGAATCAGCGGTGCAATTTTGGAAGCAGGAAGCCAAAGCCCAGGAGCGGCGCGCCCGCGAACTTGATGCGGCGCTACGGATCACGCGCACCCCGCCTCACTTGGCGATGGAGAATCCGTATCGGGAGGGGTGGTGAGCATGAGTGCAACTGTGGACCGGGGAGGTGAGCCGACATGAGCATGGATCGGTGCGACGACTGCGCTGGCTTTGACTTTGAATGGATGTACCACTGCAAGAAGCATGGAACGTGGCGCTGTCGCGGTTGTTCGTGCCCGGTGTGCGAAGAAGAGGCGTTTGACGACTACGAAGAGGACGGCCCGATGGATCTTGAGGATCAGTTGGAATCGGCGTTGAACCGGGAAAGGTAAGCCATGAAGTACTACGACAGCATGGGATTCGAGTCGCCGGATGGCATCTGGGCGCGCCGGGCTGATGTGGTCGATATCGAGTATTCAATCAAGCTACAACGGCTGATTGAGAACCTGAAGTACGACACAGAGACGCCGTATCCTGAGCTACATCACCACAAGATGATCGTGGCGGCAAAGGCCCGCATCCGCGAGCTTGAGGCGGCGCTGCATCAAATCACGGCCACTACCTACGGCAGCGAATTGAGCATGTCGCAGGAAGAACACAACGAATACTTTTCGCGGTTTTATAGGCAGTACCGAGACATTGCCAGCTCAGCCCTTGCAGGCTCAACTGTGGACCGGACAGGTGAGCCATGAGCTACGTCGCATACCCATGCAGTGCGCTGGTTGACGCCAAGTGCACAAACGGCTTTCCGGTCACGCGAGGCTGCATCTACATGAAGAATTGGGACCCCGAACGCGCGCCGGTACCGGTGTGTTGCGATGAGGAGTGGCCTGCGGACCGGGGAGGTGAGCATGGCAGCAAAGTCTAAAAAGCCACCGCCCCGCATCATCAGGGCATGGATAGGCTTCACCGATGACAAGCCCTACGTGTTCAGGAACGACCACGGCCAGGATGAATGGTGCGTGTTCACGAACCGAGAACATGCCCGCCAGGCTTTCGAGGACGTGCGTCGCTGCGATGTTGTGATCGAGCAATCGAAGGACCGGGGAGGTGAGCATGGGTAACGCGATTCGGATGACGGCGCATACCATCGGCGCGGCGGTCGATTTCAACGAGCTTGATGCCGAGGACGTATTTGTCGATGCCCCGGCGCATGACGCCCTGGCTCGCCGCGTGCGGACGCTGGAGGACGCGCTGCGGCGTCTTGAGGCGGCGTGTATTGAATCGGGCGACCTCTACTACGCCAGCATCGCAAGGAGCGCACTCGGGCGCACACCGAACCGGGGAGGTGAGCATGGGTAAACCGAGTGTACGACGGTACAGCGAATCAGAAATCGCGGACGCATATACGAAGTTTCGTATGGCAATCAAAGGGAACACGGTGCCCGACTCGGCGCTTTTTGTGCGGGCGGAACACTACGAAAGTATGCAAATGTTGCTCACGGGAGTTTCCTGGGAACGCCAGCGTGAACACGATTTGCGGGTGACTATGCAGGGCCGTGCGGAAACTGCCGAGGCCGCACTCAAGGAAGCCTACGACTTGCTGCTTTTCGCGCAGAGTGAGGCGGGGCCAATCGGCCCTTACGTAACTTCGGAGGAAGCAAAGTTCTCCCGCCAGCGTTGGAGTGATATGGATGCGTTTTTACGCCGCTTTTGCGGCCTATCAGGCGGCTCACCTTCACGCCCCGACAACCTGAGCCCCGGCTCTGCTTTGAGTGACGGAGCAGAGCAGCCGTGAGCGTCACCGCATACCCGCTCGCATGGCCGCCGGGGTGGAAGCGAACTTCATATCGCACGCGCGCACGGTTCGTGGGCAAAACCGGCCGCGCCCTCCCTGGTGAGGCGGGCGGCTGGTCGCCGAAGCAGGCGCTCACGATCGCCCAGGCCACGCAGCGCGTGATGGACGAGCTCAAGCGCTTTGGTGTGCCCGACTGGAACATCATCATCTCGACGAACCTG